AGTTGTTTGTGGGCCTAGGGACCAGTTCGATGCGTTGTCAAAGGTGCCATTTATGACAACATCCGCACCCACACTCCCCTCCGCATCCAGCACCAACCCAACCGGCTGATCCACTGTGCCTTGCGTCGTGCCTGCGGAGTCGAGGTAGTTCGCAGCTTGGAGGCCAGAGAGGACGCCTACTCCGGGCAAGTACACATGAGCATTTGCTCCGAATTTACGAAGTAGAGTGATGGCGCGCTGGATGGGTGACTTCTTGGTCATACCGCGGAAAGCCGCGTATGCCTTAGTGGCAGCGAATGACCGCATTACTTACTCACCACCATGACAACAGTAGCGGGCACAGAACCAGGACATACTTTTGCCCAGATGTAGCCAGGTCCCATTACAGAACGGGTAATCTGATCATCTTTAGTCAAACGATGTCCCTGTACTGTAGGTGCATTGTTGGAAGCAGTACTCGCAATGTCGATAGCTACGTTAGCATTCCAGGTGGCGAGCAGATCCGCATCTGTAGCTGCAGCAATTTGGGTCCATGTCGTTGTGATACTTGTGTTGATGGTGGGCATGGTGATTCCTTATGTAAATACTGACTATTGATGGCTACTTAAACCCAGCCGTTGCTATGCAAACGACTGTTCTGACTACCCTGGTCTACCCGTAGATTGATACTCTCAAGACTTTGGCAGGCTGCCTCGTACTTGGCGTAGTAGTTATTGCCGGCTTGTCCTTCGAACTGGCCGACTCCCATCGGAGTCATAGCCCGACTGGCCACAAACAAGAGCAGAGGTTCCAGGTGGGTCTCTGGTAACTGTAGAAGTACCCGTTTCGGGTCAAAGAACCCTAGACCTTGTATGACTTTGGGGTGATTCGCCCGGTACACCAGCTCTAGGTTGATCGTCTTGAACCAATCAGGCAGGTCAATCAGCTGGGCAACCACGTCAGCAGGCACCCGCAGGGAAGATGCTGTGGGGGTGAACACTGAGTAGGGGTCCGATTCATCATTCAATGGAAACTCGAACCCGCCATCCGTACGTACCTGCTCAATCTTCAGCAGATCCGGAGCCACTGCAGCAGTGGCGTATAGCAATTTACCTGGCACGAGCTCCACCGACACCCGACCTTCCTTCAGGGGAAAGCGTTTGTACAGGGCAGTGAGTCCCAAATTGATATGTGCCAATACCCGGGGGTAATTGGCCTCACTAATTGAGCCAACTTCGCCGCCACCAATACTCAATTGAGATAGCTCACCGTATACCAGCTGGTCAAATACTTCTTGAAGATTCATCAGAATTCCTTAAACGATATACGACGCCATGCGGTCTGTGATTTCATCTTCGACGTCGACTTCCCACATACCACTGTGCTTTTCATTCTCAATCATGGGTGCCTCTTCGGAGGGCTTCCAGGGTCGCAATGATCCCAGCATTGATATGGTGTCAATAAAGTCGTCGTGCTTGCTTTTGAATCCGCCAACTGAAGCCAGACTCAATTCATTAATTGCTTCTGCAATTGTAGCCTCGGTCTTTCTTTCAATTGGAAAGAATATCTTCCTAGATTTGAATAGAGGTACTACGGTATTAAATCTAACCATCTTATTGGTATTTGGTCGTAATCCAGGTTCAGTTGAGCCAGGTTCAATTGCCAATGAGAAGTAGATATTGCGTTCCAGCATTTGACTTTGGACCCAGGAGACAAAGCCACCCTGTTGTCCACTGACTTCAATGCCAGTAGCCTGGGGTTTGTACAGTTGAGCCAGACGGAACAAGTCATCCACGTTCTTGTCCATCAGTTGGCGCTTGCAGATACCGTCTACCCAGAGCCAGTCACCCACATTGTTGTAGGCCCAGACACTAATCACGGAGAAGTCGGACTTCTGCTTCTCACTGGTAGCAAAGTCAGTGGTGATATAGAAGTTGAACCGGCTCTTGTTGCGCAGTACTGCGTCAATCTTGTACCAGCCGATGTCTCCATCCTGAACCATACGGTCCTCATCGCTCATGATTCGCAACATTAGCTCCTGGTTGAACGTCTCTACCTTCCCAGACTTCACAGCACTGTCGTACTGACCCTTGACGTAGTCATAGGTGAATCGATCTGGCCAACTACCACGGAATTCCTCCCGGGTACAGGGATAGTTCTCACAGACTGGGAACACATTGACACTCCAGGCGCCAGACTCCACCGCTTTGTAGAGTGGATCCTTCGCATTGAAGGGTGTGCCCGACCAGATGATCATGTTCTTCGTCGGATGCAGGGCGTAGTTCACTGCCTTGTAGACCGTGTCCTCCACAGCCGAGATCACCGTCGCTGAGCGAGCGTCCTCATCCGAGATCAAGTCATCCAGGACTGCCAGTTGTGGCCGGGTACCCATTTCCTTGGCACCGCGGACCCCGGTCTTGGCGCCGTAACCCTTGACGATGAAGGTCTTACCGTCAGCGTTCTGGAACTCCCAACGGATATCCGTGAATCGCACGAACGGGATGTACTTCTTCAGGAAGTCGGAGTTATCGTGGCGGAACTCCAAGTTCTTGCGCATGTTCTTGACACCGTTCTCGATCGAGTCGGACACATACAGCGCCAGGTCAATCTTGCCGAAGCCAGGGATGGTCCCGTACACCGCGATGTACAGGAATAGGTACTCACCCATGACGGTAGTCTTGGCAATACCGCGGTGACATAGGTTGACCACCCGCTTGCCACCCTCGGATATGGTGTCCAGCATCCGGTAGTGAACCAGCGGAGTCTTGTGCTCTTCCCCTTGGTCACCATTGACCAGCTTGATGAAGGTGACAAACTCCAGAGCGAACTCACTCGGGACGTAGTACGGGTCATCTACATAGCTGATAGCGTCAAGATACTCCTCGACCTTCCAAGGAGCCAGTGCTTCTGCGACTGGATCGGAGCTCAACCTTGGGCCTTACGGGCACCAAACGAACCAAAGGCTTGGAAGTTGGGCTTGGATCGCTGAAGTATCGTGCCCAAAGCTGCCATGAAGTCAGGGTTCTGGTAGGGTGCAAACGCAGGTGGCATCGGGGCTTGAGCCTGGGCCACTACTTCTGGTTGGGTTGTCTCTGGTGCCACCTGGGACTGAACCACAGGAGCTGGAGCTGCTTGGGCCATGATGACCGGTGCAGCCTCGGGAGCTGCAGGTGCAGCAACTACTGGAGCCTGGGCTACTTGAACCGCTGGCTCAACGGGCACAGAGGCTACGGCCGGCTGCCCATCCCGTCTACGTGCCACTTGAGTAGCGTATCTCTCGCCTTCACCATAACCAGCCAAGCCAGCGGGTAGGCTACCTGCGCTTTTGGCGCGTGCATCCAAGTAGTCAGCAGCGAAGCGGATGTGTTCACCCAAATTGGTGCGGTCACCCATAGGCTTAACCCCGTACCCGGGATCTCTTCCAGTGGATTCCAGAATACCGAACGGACCCTGGGCCGTGGAGATCTTGCCGCTTTGGGGAGCAATCCGTTTACCTTCAGCATTGGCTGCATAGTGATACGAGGTTGGGTCATCCAGATACTTGGCTTGGCCACCAGTCTCCTGCATCAGCAGGGACTGCATGGTTCCAGGTGGGAAACCACGCTGCTTGTCAGCTTCAGCCAGTAAGGAGAACACCTTATCTGGCAATGCCAGGGATTGAGAATTCTTCGCCATAGTCAATTACCCCTTGAGCCAATACCAATTGGAATTGACCTAGTGTAATTGAATTAGAGCCATTTACCTTTATAACGGAATAGGAATTCAGTCAATACATAACTGAATACAGCACCAAAGGCTATTACTTCCCACTCAGGTTCAATGAAATGAACTAGCAAACCTACTGCCAACGCCGGCCAGAAGGACATGTACATCGAGATTAGGACGTAGTGGGTATTAACCAATAGCTTCCGTAACATCAAACCACCTCCTTTACGTCAACATCAATCGTCAGCTTGGAGTGGGCCACCCCTTCAGCAGTCATCTGCCCAGACTCCATAGACAACCGCTGCTGTCGAGCCAGCTCCAACGTAGCCTGGCGTAGTGCATTGATAGAGCTGTCCTCCTTGATCCCAATGTCTAGCTCCACCTTCGTGATCTCTGGCATCTTCAACTGCGTCAGCAAGGAATTCGCGGCGTCACACTTCACCTTCTCACTCTTGGCGTTCACCATCAGATCAGCCTGGACATTCAATGCCCTCTGATACAGATCCTGGTTCAGCACATAGCTCGGTATCAGCGTCTGCTCAAAGATCAGGTTGACCAGCTTGCTCTTGTTGTACGCAGTCACATAACTAGCAATGTCACTAGCCTGGACACCATTGGCCACAAACCGGGTGTACTTATCAGGGAATGTCTTGGTGTAAGCCGCGATGTTGGTGCACCCCATCAGCTTATGGCTCACATACCTCACAGCATTCACGTACTCAGTAACCTTAAACCGGCCGTCAGCCATCACCTTTGTATAGGAGATCAAGTTATCCCTATAGCTCTCAAACATCTCCGGGTCAATCAACACGTTGTTCACGCTGTCGATTAACTCCTGGTTCACAGACTTCTTTACCTTATCCGGTAAAGCCATACGGAATTGTTCAATAGTCAGGATGGTCATTGGCAATCAATTGAGTTAGGGTATCGGGTGTACATAGTACACCAATAGCCAATTGAGCCAAAAAGAAAGAGGCCATAGCCTCTTAATTGAATTGGTGGATGTTCTAGGTAACGATCCTAGCGAGCTTGTGACACAGGATTTACAGTCCTGACCGCCTCCTTAGCGGTATACACATCCGAATCTATGGCTGGCAAGGGTGGGATCGAACCGCCGACAAATGCATTAACAGTGCATTGCTCTACCGTCTGAGCTACTTGCCAATTGAATTGCAATTGTATAGCAAAGGGTTTGGCCAAAATTTTCTATGAGATTTTTTGAAGGGTTATTGGGATTTTTGATAGCGGGGTATGGATGTAGGACTTATGGGCTGAAGCCCACACACTAAATACACCCCCCCCCATCCCAGCTCCGCTGATGTACTGGCTAGTACTACCCAACCATTAAGGATCATCATGTTCAAAGCATTCAACGCATTCATCACTACTCTATTCACTGCATTCAATAGCCTAGCATTGGCACTCAACCACATGGCATCAGTGGCTGAAGAAACAGCAGGTGCATTCGCAGACGAATCCCGTGCTAACCGCGCAGCACAACAGATCGAGTTGAACAAACAACTCAAGCTCACCAACAAGGCAACAGCCTAACACCCTCTACTACCCTAACGGGTAGTAGAAACTTCCACACATTACACACTAATACCTATAGACAGTAGTCTATAGAAGACTGTAGTAGTTCTACTCAGTTCCACTGATGTAGTGGTAATAGACAGTAGTCTATTGATAGGGTTATAGCGAATAGCTATTGAGTTGAGTGTAGTAATAGTAAAAAACCCTACACATTCCTATCCCTATCAATCTATTCCTCATTCCGATACTCACCCGATATACCAATCTCAATTGGTGATATCGACTCCGTCGATGTAGTGGTCTCGCCTCATACATCTATTCAGGAGTTCTATGTCATTGTCCTTATCTCAAGCAGTTGCTCAATTGGTATCTGTCTCCGATAAGGAGATGGCATACCTATCTGAAGCATCACACGACTGTCCCAATTGCGATGGTCCTATCACTGTCAGTGAACACGAGCATTTTGGCTTGTGTTCCCACTGCACATTCCCTTCCCAGTATTCCCATTAACTCAAGGAGCTAATCATGGCTAATGCCTTTCTCGTTGCTACTTCCCGTATTCGTACTCGCAATCCCATTGCTCAACAGTTCCCTGAACTGCTGTGTGATGACAACGAAGACATGCTCTTCATTGACTGTATTGACCAATTGGAAACATACGACATGTATTCCGATGGTCGGACAGCAGCACATCTCCAACAACACTAAAGGACTCACATGAACGCTATTGTCAAAGCAATAGCAATGGTCATTTCGATCATTGCTCCACCTCACCTGTCAGGCTCTATGACAGCCTTATCTGCCTATGGCTACGAAGGTATCACCTTGGGCAATAGACGTGCTCCTGGCGCCAATGGAGCCTTCCGTAGGGCATCAGCTAAAGCTCGGAGGATGCGTCATGGATGATCATGTCTATAACTGGACTGATGCTGCCTGTGCTGTTGTCACTCTCGTGTCATTTATTGGCATTGGGGTGATGTTGGCATGGAGAGGGTAGGAATTACCCTACATAATGTAAGACGCTGTAAGGCCTTCCTTACAAATGAGTCGTTGGGTGGACTGTCACCTGCCCAACACTCATCATTAAACCAATTGACTACATCTTCGTCGGCTCCGCCGATGTAATGGCCGAATCCCGGTCGTGCTTAACTATTTCTGGAGATCTCTCATGGCTTTCAATACCAATACCGCTGCTGTTCAATCCAACGCTCAAAACGACAACTGGAAAGCCCAAGGCTTTCTGAACCTGTATCTGCCATCGAAAGATGGCAAAGGTGGCCGCCGCAAACTGGGTGCGATTCCCCTCAAAGATGCTAAACCAGCGGAAAAGCAGTTGATGGACTGGCTGAACGAAGATCCAAGCCGTGTCTCCGTCATCATGTCTAAGCTCGTTATCGAGTATCAGTCTGCTGATGGTGGTAACACCGCAGGCTTCGACATCTAATCCCTGCTGCTTCGGCAACAAGACCAACTACCTGCAAAGGTGGTTGGTCTTTGTTTTTTATACGCTGGAGTAGAGCAGTGAACTACAGCCTAGACAGTCATCCTCACGCTGCACTCCGTGCATGTGTTGGCGCTATTGCCTTATTGACTGGAGAAGCCAATGAATGAATTCAAACTGATCGTGGCAGGTGGCCGCGACTTCAATGACGAGATGCTATTAGAGCGTGTACTGATTGCTCTGGCTGATGTTGACTATGCCGATAAAGGTATCAGTATTGTCAGTGGTATGGCACGTGGTGCTGATGCCTTGGGGTACCAGTTCGCCAAAGCCAATAACGTAAAGGCCTACCCGTTCCCCGCTGAATGGGAGAAGCATGGCACGCGTGCCGGCTTTGTACGCAATGCTGCTATGGGTGACTTTGCTGATGGTCTGTTGGCCTTCTGGGATGGTAAGTCCCGTGGCACAGATCACATGATTAAGTACATGCAGTCCTTGAGTAAGCCTGTCCACATCATCCGTTACTAATCAACCTTTGGAGAATGACATGAAACAAGAAGAGACCATGCGGAACATCATTCTTCAAGAACTCAATGAGCAGCGGTTTAACCGCAAGCATATTGATGTGAAGATCCGTACTGAGATTGAAGCATCACCTGTGATGGTAGCCAAGGTAGAGCAGGGCGTAGAGCTAGTCGATGCCTACATCAAGGGGAAGTACTACGACTCCAAGATGTCACGCGTTGCCCAACTCGTGGGCATGGACATACCAGCCATTGTGATGGACCTGTTCATTGGCATTGCCTACTCTCTGAAGCCAGACCTGTTCACCAGTGTCTCGGCCCAGATGGCAAGCCGGCTGAAGTTCAACGATCAGACAGCTGCCATTACTACGACAGCTGAGTTGATGGCTGTGCTGTGCCAGACCGATGCCTTCGATATCACGAAGGAGAACAAGATGGCCAGTCTGATGGTGGTGTCTTGCATACCACTGTCACCTGTACTGACTCGCTTCATTGAGAACAGTCAGTTCCTGCCACCCATGGTGTGTGAGCCATTGCCGTTGACCCACAACTACAGCAGTGGATACCTCACCCACAACGATTCTCTGATCCTCGGATCGGGTAATCACCATGATGGTGACATCTGTCTGGACACGCTGAACACCATGAACCAGGTAGCTCTGCAGTTGGACACTGACTTCCTCCGCAAGGTGGAAGAAGAACCTACCTTTGAGCTGGATAGCCAGGACAAGGTAGACCAGTGGAAGCGATTCAAGAAGCAGAGCACTGAGTTCTATGTACTGATGGCTGAGCAAGGCAACCAGTTCTATCTATGTCACAAAGTTGATAAGAGAGGCCGCGCTTACGCACACGGATACCACATCTCCAGTCAAGGGACCGCATTCAAGAAAGCGATCCTTGAGTTTACCAGCGAAGAGCTGGTTGAAGGAGTACCAACAACTTAAAGGAAATTACCATGGCTATCGACAAGATAGGGCACCACCACAATTGCTCACATGGACTCAGCCAAACTCACTTATATCGGGTATGGGCTGGCATGTGGGCACGTTGCACCAAAGAGGAGCATCCTGCATTTGATCGATATGGTGGTAAGGGAATCACAGTGACGCCTGAATGGATAGACGTACTGGTGTTTGCTGCGTGGGCAAGAACCAACGGTTATGCACCTGAGCTAACGCTTGATCGTGAGAAAAACGAATTGGGCTATGGGCCTATGAACTGTCGGTGGGTAACCCGCACCACTCAACAGCGTAATAGAGGATCTCATCGAGGATCTAGTTCTGGATACATCGGTGTGTGCTTCCATAAGTTAACAGGCAAGTGGAAGGCCCACATAAAGGTGAATAAAAAACTGATTCACCTAGGCTACCACCAAGAAGAACTAGAAGCTGCGAAAGCACGTGACCAGTACATCTTGGACAACAACCTAAAGGACTTCACCATGAATGGAGTACTGCCATGAAGGCCATGCTGGAATTTGTCAATGAAGAAATAGTGGGGGGTGTGCCATGCTGATATATCACAAGACAACCGGATTGAAGGAGATCAAGTCACCGCCATTCCCGGCAGCCAAAGTAGGGACGTACCTGCAAGAGGAAAGCTGGCGTGCAACTAGGCATGGAGTCCCTTGGAAACTGCGTGTAAAGCGCAGGACCAAAGGCTCCACTTGGAAGCAGATTCCATTTAACGAGTTACCCAAGGAAATCAAAGTGGAGGCTTTGCTGCTTGGGCTGACACTGTGAGGCCAAACACCAAGGGTGTTCATACATGGTGGAACGACAAGGGTACCGAGCTTGAGCCAGGTGTCATGCCTGCTCAACGTAAGGGCCACGTCTGTGCATGTTGGAACGACTTCACTGGGAAGTGGGAGTTCGGGGAGTACAGCGGCTATCTCTGGACAAGTATCCATGACATGAGTGGTCTACCAGGAGGCTTCAGGGTCTACCTATTACTTGTGGGGGTCTCATGAACTACATTC